CTAAGCGGAGGCTGCATAATCGACATCAGTAATGTCTTTAAATTGCTCAGCGGTGATCCAGCCAGCTGCCACAAATACCTTGATGCCCTCAGCGTCATAGCCTGGCATACCTGCGTCGTAGAATTGCTTGATCCAATCGAAGTACATTACTCAGCACCTCCAGCTTTTAATTGGGCGACCGTCATCATCAGGCTGGCGATCATCTGTTGCTGCTGGACGATCTGCACAGCCTTGTTGGCGGCATCCATGAGCATCGTCGCATTTTGCGCGGTCAACTGATCGATCCGCTCCGCATCAGTCGGCGGTGTCGGCGGCCGCGCCGCCCATTCGGCGTCGAGCTCGTCCAGCGACCGTTCGGCGCGCTGTCCATTAATCCACTTGTAAAGGTGCTGGCCGCGATCGTTGATCATCCGCTCCGTCCAGTAGAGCTGGAAGTGCCTTGGTCCGTCTTCGCAGATCAGGATCTCGTCAGCGGATCGCTTGTCCGTCTGCCAATCGGCGTATCCGTCTATGATACGCTGCTGGTCGTCTACACGGATATAGAGTTTGTATCCGTCCATATTGATCCTCCTTATAGTTCGGCATCTGCTGTCCAATGGGCAGACAAAAAATCGCCAGTGTTTGTAATGATGTTAACAACGAGAATCCTTGTACAACTTTGCGCAACCTCCGCCGCAGCAGTCAAATCAGCTCCGGTATTTTGATCGAAAATATTATTTGGAGTTCCTGTATTCGGAGAATAAATAACGAAAGTAGGATTAATACGCTTAGTTACTTTATATTGGACCATAAAACCAGAATAACTAGAACCCGTCGATTCCCATTTTAGTACTCCTCCAGCAGTGATGGTTCCTGGACTAGTATCAATGTTGTAACTCTTCTCATAGTATCTCTGACACAGCGCCAACTCTTCGCCATACGAACGCGGCTGAACCGGCAACGCCACATCGCCCGCATTAAGACCAACCAATTCGATCTCAACATAGTCATTTGCTCCAGCAACTCCAGTAAATTCGTTCGCGCCGGATCTCGTCTCAAACTTAGCACTTAGCAGGTTAGCATTAGCCGGCACTGCATTGCACGACACTTCAAAGTCCTGCCAGTTTGTCGTGAGCACCACAGATGTCGATCCGAGAGTCACTTCTCCATTAATGGACCCCCCCGAATTTGAAAAGGTGCCGTCTACATCCGTACCGCTCCGAACGGCTGCTGTCAGGACGGATTGCGACTGGCTATAGTCCGCCCCTTTGCGTGCACGAAACCGCAAAGAAACCTGCCGACCGCGAAACGGGATAGTATTCGCAGTCTCGATCAACTGAGACATCCAAGCGTAATTAGTAGCAGTATTGCCCACGTCTCTCTGAAGCCTAATGCAGTACCTGCCAATCCCGCCGGGCTGTCTGGACACTGTTAGCCCTAGAGCGCTGCCGTTGCGTCTTGCAAACCACCTATCGGCGGTATACCCTCCTCCGCCTGAGATCGGAAATGTTGTTCCGCGCTGCCACACATCAAAACTGCCATTGATGAGGGCTTGACGGAGGAGGCTGGACACTCCGAGCAGTCCATTCAGATATGCAAAGTTCCCGTTCAGTGGCCCCGACTCGATGCTAGGCCCGATTGTCTCCAAAGGCATATGATCACCTCACAGATATTTGAATCGCCAATCATATTGCACGACAGCGGACGCTGCCGCCGCCCGAAATATTAGACCATTAACACCAGGATGGAGATCGAAGAAGTCACCGGACATCTGTGGTAGTGCATTTAAACCATTGAGATTCGCCGTCATCTCTCCGGTATCGATGACTAGCGACTGTCCGATCATTGTCGGCAACCATAGCCTTTTGCCGCTCTGCTCATGCTCAATGCTGCCGCCGATGGCATTCCCGGCGATAGTGATCTTGATCCCGGTCTCCATTGGACCATAATTTTGCAAGCTGCTCCGCTGTTCCCCATATAACCACTCGAATCCGGTTGGGTTCGGGTAGATAAGCCCCGAATCGTATTGCAGCCCGAAATCATATAGGTGCCTTTGGTCCATGCTGTGCGGATAACCGTAAGCAAATGGATCGGTGCACTTCATCGAAAATTCGAACGTACCATACTTTCCGATTTGCTGAAGCCCCAACTTGGCGGTAAATTTAGCATAATAATAGCGGTCCGGTGTCTCGTCGAAAACGAGCACTCCGGCCGCCTGAGTAGGATTGAGCCAGTTATAAATGCGAGATTGCTGAACCTTGAACGGTTCATTGGACGGAGTTATATCGATAGAGAGATCAATCTGCCTCTTTCCGAATTCCGTTCCGTAGTCGATCACGCCAGGAAGCCCGGTCACCTCGTCCTCGTATTCTCGGAGATCGGGAGAGTTGATTTTGGACGACAGGAGCGTGATGCCGAACTCCGAGCTATGCCGACCGCGGTACGTAAACCCATACAAATCAACCACCCCCCGTGATGTTCTTGCGTAGAATTTCCGCAGCGGTGTCGCCTGTCTCGCGCCCGAACGTCCGAAGATCGATGCCGTCCTCGAACACCGGGTCGTTCACTTCCATGATCTTCTCAATGTGGATGGTTGCGGTCGAACCGCTAGCGTTGACAAGGCTTTTCAATTGCTCTGGCGTAAATACATACTCCGTGTCGCGCAGGATTGCTGTGATTTCGTCCGGCATCAGTTGGTCAGGCGAGCGGAAGTTGAGTCCCGTCACGCCGTCGCGGCCTCCGTGGAATAAAGGCATGCCGTTGGAATCGTACCACTTTCCGGTTGCGCTGTTCTTGTGCGCACCGATCGACGCCCCAAGCTGCTCGTTGGCCGCCGCATACGATGCCTTCTCGGCATCAGTGGTCGCGTTCCGCCAAGCGATGCTGTTCGCCTGCATCTGCGCAACAACGGAGGCGCTAGAAGAACCAGAAGTCTGCGCCGCGCCGCTGGAAGACGCCGCCGCTCCCGTCCCGCCCATGATGTTCGCATAATCCGCCGCGAGCTTCTCTAACTCGGCGCGAATCTTACTGTTGGTGGTTGTGAACGCCTTGAATCGATCATCTTCGAGTGCTTGATATATCTTGATAGCATCGCCCTTGTAATCATCGATGATGCTCTCGAGCTCGTCATACCATGCCTCGATATCATCTTTCTGCCGATCGAGCGAAGCGAGCTTCTGGTCACGCTCTTTGGCAAGAGCATCCTTCTGGTCGTCGAGGTCCATCTGCCGCAGCTGCTCATCGAGCTCCTGCAGATGCTTCTTGCCGGCTTCCGACGTCGCATTGGCGTACTTCGCCCGCTCTGCGTTCAGCGCGTCTCGTTGTCGTTGTCGCTCGCCTTGGTCGATCAACGCCTGTTGGGCATCGTAATAATCCTCGATCGCCTTGCGTTGTTCATCGATCGCGTCCAACTGCGCCTGCTTTTGTTTCTTGATCGCGTCAGTCGTCGATTTTAACAGATCATCGACGTCTTGCTCCTGCTGCTTAGCCGCCGCTTCTTGCACTTGTTGAGCGGCTTTGATCAGGTCGACCTTGAGGTTATAGACCTCGGTGTCGGCCTGCTTGTAGTAGTCGGTGTCCTTTGCGTAACGACTGCGAACTCGTGTCCAAGCGTCGAGCTTCATTTGTGTGATCTCATCCTCGTTCTTGCCAGCGAGCGTCATCCGACGTTCTTCCTGCTCAATCCATTCCTCGGAGGCTTCAAACGACTCTTGATTCATCTGCTGCTGCAACTGATACACCTTGACTTCGAGGTCTTGACGGATGTCGGCGTTGTTCTTGTACTTCGTCTGCATCCGGTTCAGGTAGTCCATCTCTTGCTGCTCACTAACCTGGTTGAGGTCTTTCTTGTACTGCAAGAATTTAAGTGCAGCCTGATACTGCTCTTGCTGGATGTCAGCGACAGTTTTGCTGGTTCCACCACTTCCAGTGCCACCTCCTGCACCGCCATCGGCTCCGCCGAACTTGTCAAAGGCACCACTTGTGATGTTCTGGATGTCTTGCTCGATCTGGTTAATCAGCAACTGATAGTCATTGACGTTAGACTGCGCTTTTTCGGCCACAGCCCGCATTGCAAGGTCGCCGGCAAAGTCCAACCCCTTTGCAAGACCACTCGGGAGTTTGCTGCCAATTTCGGTATCCTCCAGGTCGACACCAGCTGCAGACATAAGGGCTTTAACCTGCGCCTTCGCAAGTTTGAGCTTCGCTTCAGTCTCCGACTTCCATGTTTCAAGACGCTTCTTCGCTGCATCCGCTGTCTCAGCCACAGAATCTCTTTCGGCTTGGATCAAATCATTAATCAGGTCCGTGTTGCGGATGTGCCAACGGCCCTCTTCGTCCAACTCCGACTGTAACCCCGGATATTCCTGTGTCAGTTGTTTCACGATGTTCGCTAATTCAGCCTTTTGCTCGGTTGTCAGCTTCGTTTGCTTGTCCAACTGCTCGTATTGATCTTTAAGCTTCGCGACCGAATCAATGTGCTTTACCTGAGCCGCTGTATCTCGAAGATTTGCTTCTTCCAACTTTACTAGCGCTGGAATAGAGGCTTCAAGCTGATCATTTAACTCCTTCAGGCGCTTGGCAGCATCGTCGGGCGTCTTGATTCCTAATTGAGACAACTGATCATCCACATCAGAGAGATTGCTCTTCAGATCAGAGATTTGGCGATACAGTTTGTAAACTTCTCCATTGGAACCATTCGAAATGACAAGTTGATTGCGCTGATCATTTAGCTTGCTGATCTGGTCTTGGAGATTCTTCTGCTCTTCGAGCTTTTTATTGAGTGTATCAATATCATCTTGCAGCTTCTTTACATCGTCTGTCGATCTGGATAGAGGCGACTCGGCAAGCTTCTTATTCAACTCGTCTTGGTTCTGTGCGAACTTCCACACAGACTCAGCTGCTGCATCTGCTGCTAGGGAATAAGCAGTGATTCCTGCCGCCGCGGCGCCGATTAAAGTCAGGATAACACCAATCCCGCCCATAGCTGTGTTCAAGACGAGGAACGCGGTAGACAGCGCACCAATAAGCGCAATAAATCCCATAACGGCAACGGACGCTGCTGCGATACCAGCGACAACTTCCTCATTCCCATCCGCGAATGAAGCGAACTCTCGGATAAGCGGTGTCACTGTATCGAGCAGTTCCTGCAGGACCGGCAAGAAGTCTTCGCCAAGTTCAATCCGCGCCTCTTGGAGCGTCTGGTTAAAGGTGGCTTGAGTGCCGGTATAGCCAGTCATCGCATCGTCCGCGTTCCCTGCGAACATAGCGCCTTCCTGCAGCATGCCATTGTAGGCGGCTTGGATCTTCTCCGCCTCGGTGAGATTCGCTGCCGACTTTCCGATCGTCTGTGCATAACGATCATACATAACCGAGAGGTTCGTCGTGATGCCGGCAGCGTCCGTTAGGTCGGAGTTGCCCATCTTAATGCCTTGAGCAACCTGGTTGATCGCTTCGCCCCAAGAGAGGTTTGCTTGCCGGTTATACGCCGCGGCGTCAGCCGTTGCAATCATGATCTCCCGCGTTTGGTCGAGTGTCATGCCGGCCGCAAGGTATGTCTTGACCGTGTTAGCCATCTCCGTACGACTCAGACCCCACCGATCGGCGAGCTCGTCTGCAAGATCCGCTGACTTCTCGACGTCAACGTTAAGGGACTTTGACACCGCGGACAGACCGGAATACGCCATCGAGAGCTGCTGTGCTTCGTCAGCGAGAGACTTAATGGTGGCTGTCAGCTTTACGAAGGTAGCTCCGGCACCTACAGCGGCCACGGCAGAGCCAAGACCTTCCATAGACCCCTTCGCCTGCCTCGTCGACTTGTCCGTCTCTTTCAGTTCCTTCTCGATCTGCTCGATTTGCTTGGCATCCAACCCGATCCCGCGGAGTTGATCCCGTACTGCTTGCAACTGCTTCTCAAGGATTTTAGGGTTCGCCTTACGAATCTCGGTGTTTATCGCATCTATCTTCTTCGCGTCGATACCGAGTTGTCCCAATGCTGCATTAAGACCTTCGAAGCTCGCTTCAGCTTGTTTGGCAGCCGTGCCGGTGTCCTTCAGCTCGTCTCCGACCTTTTCGGCTTGCTTGCTCGCCTGCCCCATTTTCTGGAGTTCAGCGACGATTGCGTCGAGGCCCTTCTCTACCTTGGATGGATCAAGTTTCTTAAGTTGCTCGTCGATCGACTTCAATGCACTCGTGTTTTGGGCGATCTGCCCCAACGACGAACTCATCGTATCAAATGCCTTTGATGTCTTCTGTCCCTCTTCTCCCAGTCCAGTTATGCCCTTCTTAACTTCTGCAATCTCCGACTTCATTTGCGAAGCTTCAGCGATCATGCGCGCCCTAAGTTCCCCGATTTGAGTTCCCATCTAACCACCCACCTTCATCCGCGCGAGCAGCGCTTGATACTGATCTTCTGCCGACTTCGGCGGCTCCTTAGCCAGCTTCGGCATCTTCGCCTGTAGACCTTTTAAAATATCTTTGCGCGTCTCCTCGGTGTAATGAGGGAACGACGATACTTGGATATTCTCGATCAACTCTCGCGCCCGGCGCTCGCCGGTGAGATGCAGCAACTGCGGCAAATCGATCCAAGCGTACTCGCTCTCAATCTCGTGCTGCGTCTTGCCAAGAACAATGCAGCAACGCAAAACAAACTCGTCTGCCGTTATCCTTTGGCCTGTTCCATCCGCTTGAGAATGCTCTGAACGAACTGCTGAGCCATCGGAGGAATCAGGCCGTTTAAGTTTCCCAGAGCGGAATTAATGTCGTTTTTCTCCCACGTAAGCCGCAGGAACTCGGTGCACTCGACAAGGCTGGCGTGCTCGTCAAGGTACTCGATCGGGAGGTCGCTCAGCAGCGAGGTCAGTTCGTAAATCTCATCTATCGTCACGTCAGCGGCGGCCACGATGAACACCGCGCGATCTTGTTCGGGAGTCAGGAATAGCTTGACGAGGAAGTCGCCAATGGTGCCGATATGATCGGTCAGTTTCTTAAGGCGCGTGCGCGTCAGCTTCGGGACTTCGACTTTCTTGTTGCCGAGTTGGACTCGGTCTTTCTTCAAAAGGTTCAGCACCTTGATTCCCCCTATGGGATGGAATGAATAAGAGAGGGCCGAAGCCCCCTCTGCTGTCGTGCGGTGTTGATTAACTTGCTGCTGCCGCGGCGGAGATGTCCCCCCAAGTGTAGAGCAAGCCGTAGTGATCCGGGTCGGTGCTAGGATAGGCAGCGGCCGAGATCGACTGCTTCAGGTTGTCGTCGTTTTTGAAGCCAGCGTTCAGATCGAATTTGACCGCGCAGGCTTCGATGTAGATGAAGCGGCTCGGGTCCGATACGCCAAGCGGCTTGATGACCGCGCGCTTACGAGGCAATTCTTGACCGGCCAGACCGGAGACTTCGTACTTCACCTTCGTCGTCGTCGTGGCATCCGTGATCTTGTCGGCGTTCGGGTTGAATTTCACGACCTTTTCGAAGTCCATGTCCGGAGTATCGAATGTGACGGCGCCCACGATGCTGGTAATGACCGACTTGACCGGCGCATCACCAAATTGGTCTACTTTGGGCTCGAAGTAGGAAGTGGTCGTGGTGAATGTAATACCACCCTGCGTCAGATCGACTGTGACGGCATCCGTTTCGTTAGCACCAGTCTCGTCGACGCCCCAGATAAAGATGCCGGGGCCTGCGAAAATCTTATCAACGATTTCACTCATCGTTTAAGCCTCCTTCGTGTAGAACAGGAAATTGGTTGAAAACATGGGATGATCCGCATCGTCCTGACCGAGAGGAATCGGCGACGACTGCTGCGCGAGGCTCGAGAACACACGCGTCTCGCCAACCTCGTAGTTCGCCCGGCGATGCAGATGTTTGATGAGTCCCTTCGCGAGCGCTTCGGTTGCGGCCATGTTCGCCGGCAGCGTCTTGTAGGACTTGCCTTTGACGATGACTTGGAACGTTGGGCGCTCGGTCGGTACGTAGGCATGCGGTTCGAAGCTACCGGTGCCAAATACGAATAAGCAAGGCAGTTTCGTCTCAGGCAGATCAGCCGGGATGAAGTTCGGGTCCGGGTAGACGGTGTAGCCGGCCGCGGTCAGGTATTCAATCAGCTCGCTTGCCAACATTTACGCCACCCCCAGTACCTTCGACAACTCTTCGATGATGAGATTCTCGTTCATCTTCAAAGCGTTCTCGAGAAACTTCTTGCCCGGCAAGTATCCGTTATATGATCCTTTGCTCAGCGTCTTCTCGCCAGGCTTCATCTCGACGATGGAGCCGTTCGACGTGTGCCGGAAACCCTCATGCTGCACGACAGCGTATTGATCAACCTCTGGGCTTGTCCCGATGTCGATATACGTCATACCGATGAGTTTCTTAACTTCGCCGACGTTGATCGCCGCCTCGAGGTCGCCGGAATCGATCGGAGCAAGACGCTTGGCGTCGTGCGCTACCTTCAACGCGAGCTTCGTCAGCACCTCGTCGATACGTCGCTCGATGTGTTCGTCGATCTGATCTAGCGCGCCGACCATCGCCTCAATACCTTCAAGTCCGAAGCTAAATATTTTGCGGCCGGCCATAGACGACAACCTCCTTCACATCGTCGGTCCCGAGGTTTTTCCGGACTTCGATATGAGCGACTTCGCAGCGGATGGTGATGCCAAGCGCGTTGACGTACTCGATGTAATCGTCGAATCCGACAGCATTGACGCCCTCGAGAGAAATCGCATACGCGATCTGCACGTCCTCGCCCTTGGCATTCTTGATGAGGCGCTGTTCCTCAACGACCTTTGCTCGCTTCTCGGTGGCGGTCGGTGGAAGCGGCCGGCCCCAATCATCCACTTCGGAGTGATAATGAGTCACTTTCGCCGGGTAACCGAAGATGCTCATAAAAGAACACCGCCGTAGAGAGGCGTAGAGCCGTTCTCAGCCTCTCCCGATGCGATCTCGTCAGCAGTAGCCCCAAGCAGTTGGCGCACGTCAGGCGCAACGCTATCGCGGACACCGTCTTTGTACGAGATGGACTCGCCGTTGTCGGTGATCGTCTTGACGTTGTGCCGCTGGAACTTGAGCGCCGGGTCGACGCCTTGCAGTTCCCATACTGCCTGGTAGGCAATTAGCGAGACATCAAGGGCAGCTGCTGGATACCAACGGGCCAGATTGCGCTCAGCCTGCTTTACAGCAACTGCCTGCTTTTGTTCGTTTGCCCGGTCCCACGCGTCAGAGTCAAGGAGATTGTCCGCAATCCAGTCCGCTACTTCTTGGCGGTCCATCGGCGGTCACCTACTTTTGCTCTTTGGCAGCAATCTCCGCGGTCAGCGTTTCGGCATCCTTCTCGTCGGCGCCTTCGATACCGAGTTCGGCCGCCTTCTTGCGGAGAGACTTGAGTTCCTTCTCGGCTTTCTCGGCTTCCTTGGCGGCCTTTGCCGCAGCTTTAGCCTCTGCTGCCGCCTTCTCCTCGGCTTCCTTCTCCGCCGCGGACTTCTCGATCTCAACGCCGACGCGCTTCTCGATCAGTTCTTCACCGAGCTTCTCGTCAACGTCGACTTCGGCGCCGGGGCCCTTCCACGAGCCGTTGACCTTGGTTACCGCTGTAATCTTGACTTTCATTTTGCTCACCCTTTCTTAATGAGAAAGAGCGCCCGGAGGCGCTCCCTCTTAGATAATGGTTAGATGACCTTCGCGGTCATGACGCTGTCGGCATACGGGAAGACCGGGAACGCCAGGTTGACGCCCACCGTGCGCACGCGCAACGGATGTTTGTTCGGCACGTCGCGGAAGACGAAGATGCCGTTCTCGCCTGAGCCAACGCCGTCATAGCCGCCCATGAGTTCCTCCGTGGTCGTCGCCCACAGGTAGTTACCCAGCGGACCGTCAGGCAACATCACAAAGCGATCAGGAGCAGCCATGCGGACGTTGCTGAACGCCAGCTTTCCACCAGACAGCGCATCGTTCTCAACGCGCGCCTGCGTGTCGTATGCGACGATACGCGGCAGACCGAGAGAATCAGTGACAGCGTCGAGTTGCGCCTTGTTGAGCTGCGGCGGATTCGCTGTGCCGCTCGGGTCGCCGAAGTAGGCCTTGCGGATGGACAGGTTCTGCAAGAGTAGCGAGACGACTGCCTGCGTGGTCAGAGCACGCGTCAGCTTCACGCCGCGATCCGCTTGGTATTGGAACCAAGCCTGGATGTCCGCAAGCGGCGTCGAGTTGACCGTGTCCGACCACAAATCCGTGCCAGTCAGAACCGGTTTTTGGTCGGCAGTGAAGCCGTAGTCGACGGACAGCTTAACGTCGCCTTCAGAATAGGACACGACGCCAGTCGAAGCCGCCTGCATGGCAATCCACTCACGCCGGGCGAGGATGGAGTTGACTGCATACTTCGAATCGTCGAGTTGCTCCCGGACGATCTGCTGTACCTCCTGCTTACGCAGGCCGAGGTTCTGGCCGGCCATCAACAGCAGGCGAATGAGCTTCTCATCCATCCAGCGGCCGCGCTGGATCTTCGGGATTTCCACCCGATCGCCCTTCACACCTTCGCGGGAACCGTACCGCGTCTCGGTGCCGAGCTCGGCGATCTGCGCCATAACCGGCAGGCGAGACGAGGACTTGATAACATCGACCGTCAACTCGTCCGTTTGACGCGCCGGGAACAGAACGTTCTGCAGGTAGTCGTTCGGGACGGTGAGGTTCGACGCATACGTCAGGAGTTCTTCTCCCGACAACGCTTCTTCAAGCAGTTGGAGTTCGTTCATATTGGTTCTTCAGCCCTTTCGGTTTGAAATGGATCAAGGATTAGGCAAAGACGATATTCGGCATCTTGCCCTTGAGCGCGGCATCGACGGTGACCGGGACGCGTGCGGCGATGATCTTGGCGACCTCGTAGCCGCCGACAACCGCGTCGCCGTCCTTGACGTTGATGGTCCGCTTCAAGATGACGGTCGGGTTCTGGCTGCCATCGTTGCCAGCAGCATTGTACGGCACGTACTTGCCGCTTGCGGTCACCTTCGCCATCGGCATGCCCTTCTTAATGATCTTGTCGCCGTTGGCATCGGCTGCAACAGCCGCAGAATCGATCGTGATGCCGTTCGTAACTTCACGCACGACTTCATGCGAGGAAAGGATTTCGTAGTCATCCTGTACCTCGAATAGGGGTTTCGGTTGAAGATTCATGCTTCATACCCTCCTTATTTGCTTGCCCACGGGTCATTGGGTGCGGCCGCATGGGTGCCTTCTTGTTTTGCCAGATTGGCGAATTTCTCGAGAGACTTCTTCTTATCGTCATGGGATCCACCGCCGCGAACGTCTGCGCCAAAAGAGCCGTTTCCCTTGGACTTCCCCAGATGCGGCTTCTTCTTGAGCAGTTCCTGCAACGCTTCCTTGACGCCTTCGAGTTCGCCTTTGTCGTTCTCCTTGACCTTCGACAGATCAGCGAGAGCCGCGGCGTCCTCCCAATCGGCGAACCCGAGTTCATTCGCCAAAACCTTAACCTCGGCGCGGAGCAAGCGCTTGAACGTCGCTTCCGCCTGTTCTTTCTGGCTGGCTTCGAGCAGCTCCTTGGCGCGCTTCTCGACGTCTTCCATCGTAAGCGCATCTTCATCATCCTTGCCTTTCGACTTGGACTTCGAAGCCGCAGCAGCCGCTTCCTCGTCGGCTTTTTTCATGAGTGCGACGGCCCTCTTCAAATCCTTCAGATCCATTCCTGCGAGGTCTCCAAAGCGATCTTTCACTGCTTTCTCTGCAGCAGTTGTTGCCGCCGCCTTCTCGCGTTCCTTGACCTGTTCCTCGGTAAATGTGACAGGATCGCTCCCGCCACCGCCGCCTCCAGGTGGATCACCGGCGAACATCTGGAGGAAACCAAACGGCATGCCGATTTGGTTAAGGCGTCTCTTAAACGGTTGGTTCATATAAATCCCCTTCCTCTACTGAAAGGCAGTAGGCACCTGATCTCATCGGCAGTTTAATGTCATGACGATGGATGGACAAAAGAAAAAGCCGCTCGTTTGAGCGACTCATTCAGACATATTACAAAGCACATGATTCTTGCCGCACTCCAGAAGACCAAGCAGTTCGGTGTGAAGGGTATTGCTCCATCCGCTCTTGATCAATCCGTCCGGCTGCCTAGCGACGAATACAACGGTCTCCACATCGCCGCGCTCGATCGCCTGCAGCAGATTCTCGATGACTGCTCGCGGCGTCACCTTGCCTTCACGCTTAGAGCGTCGCTCCAGCACTTCATCCAATGGCGTCATCCCCCTTCACATTAGCGATTATCTTCCGGTAATCCTCCTGCAATTCCCGATAAGCCTGAGTATTCCTCGCCTTCATGCTCGCAAATGTCTTAAGGTCCGGTGCGTCCGGCATCGCCGCCTTGTACCGCATCCACTGCTTGCGCGTCTCGTTCTTCCGCGACTTCTCGCGTTGGAGCTGTTCGTACCGCAGTTTGTAGCGTTCTGTTCGATTGTCGGTAAACGGACGGTTCGATGCGGTTATCATGCGCTCGACTTCGTCGGCCGGCGTATACTCTTCCACCCATACCGACAGCGAATGAACACAATGCGAATGGTACGGCGGCTTTTGTTCAAGCTTCGGGAATCGCTCATCCTTGCCGCTGATCGAGTAAACGCGGCCCTGGTACTTGGCGCAGTATTCGCATGTGATGCCGACTGCGTTGACATATACGAGGTCCATGTCGTTCTGCGCCGCCATGTTCTCGGTCCCAGTGACGTGCGCCTTTCGCTGGTGGTAGTGGACAACGCCGGACATATACGCGTCAACCGGGATTCTTGCTCCATTCTTGGCAATGATACCGGTGATGCCGCGGCTATTGAGGTCTGCGACCGCCTGTCGTGTTGCCTCTCGACGGCTCATTCCTTCGGCGAGCGATTTCGCATTGGCGGCCCTCGCTACTTCCTCGATCCGCTTCTTGACATCCGCGCTCATGTTGTCACTGGCTTCAAGGATCGAGTAAAACGCCTCGTCCATGATCGCCTGCGCGGCACCTTGATGGACTATGGCCTTTAGCGTCTGGTTGATCGATTCGAACGATAGACCAGCAGCAACCATCTGCTCAACGGCCGCCGCAGCGCCGGCACGGTACTCTTCGCCGACAACGCCGGCCATCTGCTGCCCTGCTTTTCCGGTCAGCTCCGCAATAATCGCTTCGATCTGCCTCAGCAGTTGCTCTTTGCGGCGCTTCGAGACATTTCCATCCTCGAGTGACTGGACAAGCGCCCGTAATCGCTCGTCGGCATTGACGTAGAGCGCGATTAATTGCTCGACTGCGGCCATCTTATACCGTCACCTTCGGCGGCTGCGTGTAAGTTGGGTTCAAGGCATCCGTTGCTTTCTCGTCTTGAATCTTCTGGAGCTCGGCCGTGATCGCATCCTCGGACCAATCCGGGTGCATGCGCCGGACTGTCGCCTCGAGCGACTGGACTCCACCGGAATACTTCTCGATTTCTTCGGTGTCCTTCTCGCTGTCAGCCTTCGGAAGCATGTCGCCCCACTCGATCGCCGGCGCCGCAACCTCGTAGTCGGTGCCGCCCAACGCGTTCTCAAGGATGATGCACTTGCGGATCGCGTCCTTGATGCCGGCGTCAAACTTGTCCTTGATCGCCTCAGCCTTGATGACCGACTGAATCCAGAGGTAAAGGAGCGCGACGCCGGTGTCGCCCTTGCCTTCCTCGAGCCCAGCCGCCTGCGGCGAAGTCTTACTGATCGCCAGCATGTACTGGATGAGCCGCGTCACATGCTCGAAGCTCTGAGCCGTCTTTGCATCCCATGTGATGTACTGCGGAATCGCGCCCTTGTTCTCGTCGTAGCTGACCACCTCGAGGTCGGCGTTGCGGACGAAGCGTTGGCCGTAGTTCCTACCATTCTCGTTAGCGACGGTGTTCCAGAGTGCTGAAGGGATTGCCAACTTTGGCTTGCCGTGCTTTTCGAACACAATGGAATCGCGCGTGATGGTCCAGTTGATCTCTTCTTGGATTGTGTCGATGTTCCGCAGCGCCGACCGGCCGCGTGGGCGCAGCAGCGTCTCGTCGTTCGTGATCGCGCCGCACATGATCTCAGTCACGCCATCAAGAATGGCATCCTCCGGAATATCGACTTCATAAGTCGCTGCATACGTCGCCGTATCGACTTGCTCACCTACAACCTCACCCTCCACCTTAAACACCATTTGCTGCACCGTCAGGCCAGCTTCTTCGATTCGCTGCCGCTCGATGCGGAGGAACTTCTTCTTGTTCGTCTCCTCGCCGCGTTCCTCGATCCAAGCAAGGTCCGCGCCGCGGCCATCATCATGTGGGAAGTATCGATCGCCGAGCGCCCACTCGAACCACGTTTTGCCACTCGCATCCCGGCGAGCGCGGTACGCGATTAGGCCGTCGACCTGGTGCTGCGTGACCGCAGCCCATATCTTCTCGTTCACCTTGCTGACGCTGGCAACCGCAGTGATAAAGTCAAGCAGCGCTTGGTCGTCTTCAGTGTCAGCTGAGATATTTCCCAACGCGCGGTTAATAAGGTCGGCCGGCACCTCGGCGATTAGGCTGCTGAAGTTGGCTACCACGTACATTTGGTTGACGTCGACGACTTCACGTGTCTGCGTCCACGTCTTGACGCCGGTTCTTTTCCACCCGAAGCGAACGTCTTTCGCGATTTGCTTCGCTCGCGGGAAAATCTCGGCGTGATCGCCTTCGTACAGCGCCCGGAAGTACGTCATTGCGGCGACGTCCTTGTCGAACGGCGGAGGTGGGAACTTCTGTTTGGTGTAGACAATGGTCAATTTGTACTCTCCTTTCTTACCAGCCTGATGGCCGATGGATGCTATACTTCATCTCTGGCGCGAACACGACCGTATTGACGAAGTACCTGTCTCCGTCCATCTGGTGGTCATTCTGCTTAAGTGGCTTGTCCTCGCCGCGCGCGGCTGCTTTCTCGTCCCAGATGTACGACGAAAACTCGCGGAACGTCTCCGTGCAGCAATCGTTGTACTTGATCTTGCCTTCGCTGATCGCCGTCGCGGTGTTCCGAATGCCGTCAAGAACATCGTTCTTTGCTTCGGTGACGTAGAACCTCCCGCGCTTGCGGATCGCGGCTATGAACGATGCTGCCGATGGGTCAACGATGATCGCTTGCGGATCGACATCGCCGACGAACTCTTCCAGATCGGCGCAATACTCTTCATCCGTCTTCTGCCGTAATCTCTTCCGGCCATCGTAGTGATATTCTTTGACCTTGTACCATGTCTCATCAAAAAGACCCCATAGCCCGAAGGTCATAGGGTTCTGTGTGCCATAGTCGCAAGAGACGTAGTAATTGGAATACGCGCGCTCAATGGTCGGAACAACATGCTTCTCCCGGTCGAACATATCGTAGATGACGCCTTCGGCCATGACCCACAAGCCGAGAATATAGCGTTTGAAGAAGATACCGGAGTACATCCGGCGATAGCGTTCCTTCACTTTCTCCGACAGCGACAAGTTATCATCCATCGTGAAGTGAAGGTGCAGTGCATTCTTCTGCCGCAGCTGATCGAGCCATTCGATCTTGAACCAGTGATACGGTCCAGCCGGGTTACAGTTAAACCAGAACTTTGCGCCATCCACCGAACACCGCGCGGTCGCCTGATTGACGAACGACTGTGGCATCAGCGCGACCTCATCAAAGAACATGCCAGCCAACGTGATACCTTGAATCAGATCTTGTGACCGCTCATCTTTGCCACCGAATAGGAAGAAGTAGTTCACGACAAGTCCGCGTGTGACTGTGAGCATGTTCGCCGTCTGATCGTCATGCACATCATAACCGCGGCTTCGGAGCATCCGCTTGAGCGGCCCGACGACGTTACGACGCAGCGCGCCGATCGTCTTGCCAGCCATGCCGAACTGTTCGCCGATGAATGAATCCATCGCCCAGGCGACGTAGGAGAAGGACATCGCAACCGTCTTGCCGGCGCGCACCGAACCGTCTGCGATAATCGCGTCTTTGTCCTTGTGCGGTGATTGCGGCATCCACCACGTCAGCACTTGTAACTGCTTCTTCGAGAACGGCGACCATCGGAAGGTAGGCTGTTTAAGCTTCGGTGCCGCCATCGCTCCACACCTCCGCAGCCTTGCCCTTCAGTGCGTCCATGAATCCATCGTCCGAAGCGCCGGACCCATCGCCACCGAGTTTCTTGATTTCTGCTCGCGCTTTCTCGGCATCCACCTTCGCTTTGTCGATCTGCGCTTGCATCAGTTCCAGTTTAGCTCGGCGCTCGTCATTCTCGGGCGCTGCCGTCATGAACTGCTTGACCATCGAACGGAATTCGGCCATCGCCACCGATTGCGCTTTGAGGAACGTCGCGTAACGGTCCCAAGAGAACTGGAATTCAAATTCTTCTTCGACGAGCATTTGCTTGGGTTTTTCTTGGCCCGTTTCCTCGTCAACTTCGGAATGGATTTCAAACTTTTGCTTCTTGATTTCCTTGATCATCTCATCCTTGGCGGTAACGTGCATGATTGCCGGGGCGCGGATGATCGCGGTGAACTGCGTGATAATGTTCTGCCAAAGCATGTCCAATGGTTCCATTTCGGCTACCATGTCCATGATTTCGAGAAAGTCACCGTCCTGCGGCATGAACTTGCGAAACAGACCATGTTTAACGGCTCGATCGTTGCCAGGTGGAGCTCCAGAACCGCCTTTATTGCCCTTTGCATTCTTGTTTCCGCGCTGTCCGCCGCGGGGGCGCTTCTCCGGTATCTGCTCCCACCTGCCGAGACTCTTCCACTTGCGAACGAGCTCGGGCGATACACCGACTATCTCGGCGATCTCTTTCGGCTTCTTCGTGCGGTCTTTTAGCCATATCTTAAGGGCTCGCTTCTGCTCCGGACTCGGTTCTCTTGACATCTCACCACCACCACCCCCGTGCTATTCGAGTCTGTTTGGACGTTTTGAATCTCTGATCGCAGAGAAATGGGTGACGACGCTCGGATATTCTGCTATTTTTCAGCACATCGCCGCCACGATGTTCTCCTAGAGATTGTCAGTAGAGTTCAACACAACCCTGGTTCTGTTGCACTCATGAAAATCCAGAATCCTTGATATTTCTGGATTTTCTATTTCACACAGTTCGACTGCAACATTAACCGGATTGTGTGAAACTCAAACGAAGAATCATGCGGTCTAAGGTGTCTTGCGTGAGCCCCAAATACCGTAAAGTTTCCTCTTGAGTCTCATGACCGAAAGCCTCCATTAGTAACGCCATGACGTAGTTCATCTCTTCCGGAGGCGATCCCATGATCATGTGATAGCCCCAAGTCTTGCGCAGCGAGTGGCAGCCGATTTCTTGAAGATCGAAATGCTTGGCCGCCTTGCTCAGCATCTTCCAAGCTGTCTCTCGGCAAATTGGAAGCCCGGATTTTCCATCTCGCTTCCGCTGTCGACTAGCGAATAAATATGCATCATCCGGCATATCGCGGATGTAGACTTCCAAGTCCTCGCGGTAGTCCGGGTGGATAATGAATTTCTTTTCTTTCCGCCGTTTCCGCCGTCGGTTCTTTGTCTTCTCGGCGACAAAGGTGACATGAAGTTGCCCACGCACTTGCCATACCTGAAGGTTGAGCAAGTCCGATATCCGCAGCCCGCTGTGAATGCCCATCGAGAACATCAGATAGTCTCGGAAGCTCCGAACCTTAAGATAATTCTTGATCTGGACAATAAGCGCCTTGTCACGGATCGGCTGGACAAACTTCATGATCACCACCTCGCACATTAAATAAAAAAAGCGCCCGAAGGCGCTAATTCGTATTCGATATTTTAACTGATTCCATTACGATCTGATGCATTCCAAAGCGAACAAATAGATAGGCACAAATCAACGTAATGCCTATCATGAGAATTTTGAATATATCCCCTCGCACCTTAAGAACCCCGCCCAAAACGACGATAGCAACAATCTCGGGTAACAATATGTAAATGAATGCGATCTTGGCAATGAGCCAAGCACCTGCCTGCATCATCTTTGTTACGTCATCAAATGCGCTCTCCAAACCTTGATCACCCCCCGCCCATAATCATACATCATCTTCCACAATACGCCAATGTATGATATAATAGGAGACAAATCCGAAAGCATCGGTCAAGAAGCTCCGTGGCGAAGAACGCCCGGGGCTTTTTGTTTTATGATTTACTCGGCTGGTGGAAAAATTGATCAACCGGCCGCCACAGAGATAACTCATATCTCCATTTATCGAACCAGTTACGATCTCGCATAGCCAACGAAAGGTCGATCAAAACTGGGATGTCGTCAGGCCATATCGTATCATCGGAGCTCCAAACGCCCTTACTATCCATAACAATTGTTCCGTAATTCGCCGGTATGGTAACTTGAATTGTCAGTTTATCCTCGTCTACGTCAAGAAGAAAACCCGTGATTTTGTTCATGTTGTGACTCGTATGGACCCAGTCGCCTATTCTCACGGGTTCACCCTCTTTCTTCCTTTTATTCTTGCATAAGCCAGTCCCGTAATATACCGTATAGGTATAGGGAGGGAGGTGAAAAGCCATGGCCGGACTCTGTCAGATTACCCACATCCGCTTATCAAATAGCTATTCTTCATCCACCGAACATATCACCCATGTCAAGCTATCCACGGGGACAGTGGAAACCAGAGAACAAGCGGTAAGTTACATCGATATCGGATATGAGTACTACTACACCAATCAGTATGGATCAAAAGCGAATGTGGAGACCGTCCATCCCACTGGACGACCCGCATACATTCGCACGAAAGCCAATACGACTACAGTTGACAACTTGCTCAGTCTTCCACGATTCTAAGTTGCATAAACACCGTTTGGGTAGCATCCAACGGTGTTTTTCTATTTATCGCTAAACCCGCCTCTGAGCTCTCCGCACCCGGCGCTCCCGCCTATTCTTCGGCTCCGGGCCGGCGAGCGGAAGCGTCTTTCGAACCATCCAATTTGCGAGTTGTCGTAACAATGGCGTCATCCTCCTTCACACACTTTTGAAAAGGGCAATATTGTCTAGTCTCTCGCCAGCTGCCATAGGTGCACCTCTTACACTTATCAGGCTGCAGCACCAGATCAGGAGGCAGATTGTTCGCTCGAGACATCATCATCACTCCAATTAGGATTTAAAAAAGACCATCGCAGCCCTTTGGTGTCAAAGGAAATGCGATGGTCTTCCATTGCGCCATGCGTATCAACTAACGGGACCCTCCAGACCCACGCATGACGGTTAATTTCCGCCCCCTCCAATCGTCAGATAATGCTGCACACAATATACTGACAATTACATATCGGAGTTGACGTGTCGCCCACAGGCCCCCACCCTGACCATCAACGGAGCGTTTACCCTTGCGCGAATGCGCGCACACCTTCTTGCAGAGGATTTGCATCCTCTTCACCGTTCCGGAAAATCCGAGACAGTGAAGAAAATGCAAATAATAAAGAGGGTTTCGAACCCATCCCCATCTCCACACGCTCGGCGACTAGCGCCTAAGGTCTGATTGACCCACCGCATGGCCGGGTGCCGCAAACGATAAGGGGTACAGCGGCGATCACCCGAGCGTTTCCGCTCTATGTGATTCCACTGTACCCCTATGGCACTTGCATATTTGACGCACGTTACACGCGATTTACACGCATTATTTACACCAATGCGTCGATAATGCTTTTTCCTAGTTCAGCAATGCACGTTTCACATGCATGAATTTCATGACCGCATATCCCTATCAAGAATGCAGCATCTTTTCCGCATTCGCACTTCTCACCAGTGCTTCCTGGCGGGTCCACGACGTAGATATACTGCTCTCCCATGTGCCGCCACCTTTCTTTATTCCTCGAAAAGTTTGAGAGAATTCGCGACGGACTCGATACCTTCCTGCAGCTTGCGATCGACGGTTGAAGGGTGCATGCTGCTGTGTCGAATCACCGTCACCTTGTGGCGTTCGCCGCGAATATATCGCATCTCAACGATCTGCCGGACTTCCGGATCCAAGATCAGTCGGACAGCTCTCTCGAGTTCCTGGACAGCCTTCGCGATTGCATTGTACGTCATTCTCTTTTTCGGCGCAAGGTTCTCGATGCCTTCCTTTTCAAATTCAGCGACGTTAACTTTCATCTTTCTGTACTCGGCCAGCAGCGATTTGGTCTTTTTGATCTCGTCTGCTGTCGCTTGCGGAAATAGATCCATCTGCAATGCGATCATCCCCTACACCCCGCTGATATGGTATTATTGGTGTAGGAATATCTGTTCGCCCCCGGTCTCCGTTCCCCAACGCTCCGGGGGCTTGTCTTATTTATTTTGTTTGAGTTCCTCGTACAGCTTCGTGTCTTCCGGTTCGATAGTGTTCGGGTTCTCGACCTTAAGGCACTCGTACCAGCTCATTAGCCGGTCAATTTGTTCTTTGGTTAGATTCATCTCTCTGTCCCTCCAGAGCGCTGAGTGCTGCCATACATACGGCGTGAGGGAATGATGCTTCGCTGTCGTACTCGCCATATCCGCCCTCAATCCGCTCGAAGAATCTGGCGTGATACTTGATTCCGTCATACGTTAATGATTCGAGTGCGAAGTCCCATCCCCTCCGCTGCATCTCCTCTACTACTTGTTGCATTCCGTTCCATGTGGTGGAGAAATCAAGCGAAGATGTCGCATATTTACTCGTGTTGCTGTGCCACATGTCCAACTTGAATTGCTCATCATGTTTCTTGTACCACCCGAATAAATGTGCCAACTTCGCATCCATCTCCGGCCCCGGCTGTAGGTTCTTTCTATTACCTCCTATACTTGATGGATTAGACCCTTATTCGGCCTCCGCCTTCGGCTGCGCTGATTCGGTCGAGACGGAGGCCTGCGGCCTATGAAGTTGCTGTCTCCTGCTCACGATCCCACCGTGTACCGTACTTTTCCCACACTCTGTGCTGAAGGTTCCAGAACTTTGTCCGATACTCTTCTTTCTCCTTGCGCTCTTTATTTATGATGCGAGTCATTCGGTTGGTGTACTCTGGATCTGCGCTCTTGAACAGCTTATCAACGTCTCGTGATAGGGAACGAATGAGCGAATCCTTCAAAATCTGCTCGTCGACCTTTAACTCTTGCCGCTTCGCTTTTTTCACCAGCAGAGATCCAACATACACACCTACATGACGCGGAATATCTTCCTTCACTTGCTCGTATAGTTCCTTCGTCAACACGAAATAGTTAAAGTGTCCGACAAACGTCTTCTTGGCGGAACTATAGAAGTCGGACTTCGATGCCTTGATTTCGTAGCAACGGAAGATGCCTTTCGTGTCATAGGTCATATAATCTACTCGCTCATCCCCGAACCACCCTATCGTGACTTCCAAGCATCCGAATACGCCCTGCTTGTTCGTGGCTTTCCATATGTCGCGTTCTAGCGATAGCGTATCTTCCGTCTTCATCCCCCATCCCCTCCTGTGTCTCCTAATAGGGATGGGTTCTCGTAGATGTTGCCGATGACTTCCGGTAATTCGTAATATGGGTCATTTTGTGCTAAGTCATATCCATGCACGTAACTACAGCATCCACATGATGTTCTACCGTATTCGATAACCAATCCTCCTTCCAACACATCCCCCTCATAAATCATCTTGCCGTTGCGGTCTTTTAGACCTGTGAGCTGCCCGACTGTTTCGGGGTCGACAGAACTCCATTCTCCTACACCGATGTAATCACCGTCCGCATCCACTTGACCGGAAACAATAATATCTCCGTCAAGCAAACTTCCGTAAATCCATTCTCCGTTATCGACGCGACGACCACGGAACTTAATCTCTCTCATTCTGGCTATTCTCCTTTCTCTGATGGATAACGGGATAGGATGTCACGGGCACGTTCGCCACTATCCTTGAGCGCTGGCGCCGAGTGGTCAACGAAATACTCCCAGTTCGTGCGTTTTTCGTACCATTCCAGTACCTTACGGTAATCGTCCCGTTCTGCCTTAACCTGTTCCAGTTCTCCCCGCAGCCGTTCGTTCTCCACTAGCAAATTCTCGGCATCTGCGCCGATTCGTTCGTTGATTTCGCGCAGATTCTCCTTTTGCCCCTTGCACAAATCACGTTCTTGATTGTATAGATTCACCCAGAAATCTCTATCCTTGATCAGTTGTTCGTTCTCTTCTCGGGACTGTTGGAGTTGGTGACCGAGAGATTCGCTAACGGCAAGCGATCGTTCATAGTCTTCTTGGAGGCGTAAAATGACGTTGTTGAGACGATCTAATTCTTCCTTTTCTCGCTCTATCTCCGCTTGCTGCTGTTCGTTCTGTTGGAGGAGATAGCGGATAACGTCGTTCACGTTGTCTTCGTGCCCCTCGTAAACGTGCATCGCGTACTTCCGTTTGATCTCCTCTAGCGTATCCTTATCATTGGGCATCGGATTGACTCCTTTCCCACAGATGCTTGCGCATCTCATCCCGAACCTGAATCGCAATCTTCCGCGCTTTGTGCCTCGTATCAGCGGTAATAAAGCCAAGTGGATTATTCGGGTCGCGAATCTTTAGCATCTCTCCGTCTACTTCGATGTGGGGCGTCCAAGCTGACGTTAGTCGGTCTAGCTTTTCGTTGAAGAATGAGAGATGTCTAACGCTCACCTTATCGCCGATATCTCTGATTGGCACTACTTCTTCTTTATCATTCATCGGGGGTATCCTCCAGCCCGGCGAGCCAGAGGAGTCCGCTGAATGCCGACCTCTCCTCATCGGAGTCCAATTCGGATGCCGCTACTTGATGTACCATTCGGTACCGTTTGTACTCCATGATCTTGCGGACTACTTCTTCGGGAGACTCGGTGACAACAAAGCAATCATCAATCGTCGATCCGACGTAAATCCTTGTTTCACCGGGAAATTTATGAGACGTTGCCGAGATTGCTTCAGCACTGACGTAAAACGAGTTTCCATCCGGCTTTGTAAATCTAATCATTTCTCTGTATCCTCCTTCTGCTCACCGATAGGGGAGAGGGCTGAGATGATGATGTTGTTGATTCGTTGCGCTCTGATCGATGTATCGTCTGCCATTACATCAACGATCCGTTCCATCGCTTCCCTATACCGTCCCTCTGCTGGGGAGAGGATGTCGAAACGGCCGGATATGATCTCTGCCGCCAGTGAATCGCACATGAATACGATTCCCATATCGTAGGGCATGGACGTTCTGTGCATCGACTTTCGATTGCTTGCCCACTCCAACAATTCCTTCTTGGATATATAGTCACCAGACGGAGCCGATGCGACAGCGTGCTTTGCGATGTTGTGGTACAGCCTGCGCGGATCTTGTCCCGCCTTTTTGAGGATGCAGAATTCATAAGGGTGATACTCAGCCGGATGGCTCAACAGCATGCCGCATTCAGTACAGTGATGATTGATCGCACTCATGTATTGGTTGCCTCCTATTGGTTATTGGAGCGGAATGTACCAAACTGGAAATGCTCCTGGTCCGGGCTTGCTGAAGCTATAACACCCGCCGTCTATGTCGCATCCTTCCGGCGCAACTGGATACCATCGGCAATGCCCCTCTTTGACGTTCTCCACCTTGATCTTCTCTTCGTACTTCAAATCGCCGTCTTCCTCGTAGTCGAATTCGAACTTGCAAGCCTTTACGAAGCTTTCGGCGTCAGGATAATCTGCTTTTGGAGCAACAAAGTCGGTGAGATGTATTCCACCATCTGAGAAACTGCAAATTCCCATCTTAGGCATCCATATCTCATTCCTCTCTTTAGGTTATTAGGGGAGGGAGACCGGGTTACGGCCTCCGCGTGCGTTATATTGATAACTGCAGCTGGCCAGCTGCCTCTCGGTAACGCTCGAACGTCAGTGCGCGGCCCGATCCGGTGCAAAGTTCGGGTAAGTTAGCGCGCACAAGCGCCTCTGCGAACGGCGGCGGAACGGAGTTTCCGCAGCGCGCCACCTGCGCCGACTTCGGGTAGCTTTTGCCGTTAGCGTCCCGGTCAATAATGTAGTTCCGCGGGAAGCCTTGAGCGGCGAACAGCTCGTGCGGCTCCAGCATCCGCATCCCGATGTCGACGATTTGGTAGTCGACACCCTCGATCGTCACGAGGCCGAAGCGGTCCTTTGTGGTGATCGTGTGCAACGGCTCGTCGAGCTGCTGGCCGTTGTCCGCGCTGCCGTAGTATTTCAGCAGGAAAGCCCGCACCTCCCCGACATGCATCCCTCCGGCCGTGATGGTAGGCGCCGGCTCCGTTACCGGCTGACCGTCCGCGCACGTCCCGCGCAACTTGATCAAGTGGCTCGTGACTAATTGGTTCTGCGTCCCGCGCATCGTCGTTGTCGGAAGAGGTGTGTCTGCTCCGACGCCTGTCATGCCGCCGTAGTGCTTCGCGATAAATGCGGCGACGAGCCCGTAGCGGTTGGAAGTGTCCTGCGTCAACAATGGCCTTTCGAGCGTTTGCCCGCGCGCACTGTCGTCGTACGAATGGTATTGGGTGAGAAACGGAGCGACGAGAAGATGCTCAGCCTTAGTCGTAATCGTCGTGAGCGGATCGGTCGCCTCGTATTGCATCCGGTCGCCACCGAATCCCGTTTGGCCGATTCTGGCGACGTACGGCGTGACCAATCCGTATCCATTGGATGCAGTTACAGTCTGCAGCGGCTCTTCGAGCGATTGACCGCGGAACTGGTCATACTTGTGGTTGACCTTAATGACGAACGGCGTCGGATTGTCAATTACAAATCGCTGAATTCCGCGGGCGATACGTCGCATGGTGTTCTCGGCGAGTGGCCGCACCCTCTCGAAGATCGATGTACAAGGAATCGTCCAATCGATGATCTCCGCCGCCGTCCGCCACGGTTTCAATCGACCGGACTTTACCGCCTCGCTCTCCGGATCGCCATGCGTTGGCTCCGGCCAGACTATCGGTCGGCCGTCGCGGCGTGCCACAAGGAAGAAGCGTTTGCGGATCGTCGGCGCGCCATAGTCGCACGCCCTCATCTCACGCCAGTCGACTTCGTAACCTTGCCGCCGCAGCGCATTGACGAAGCTGTTGAACGTCCGCCCCTTGCGCGCCGGGTCCGGCCATTGGTTGCCGTCCGGACCGATGACGAGCGGCCCCCACGTTTTGAACTCCTCTACGTTCTCCAGCATAATCACTCGCGGCTTAACGGTCGCTGCCCATCGGAGCGCCACCCATGCGAGACCGCGAATCTTCTTCTCGACGGGCTTGCCGCCCTTGGCCTTGGAAAAGTGCTTGCAGTCCGGGGAGAGCCAACAAAGCCCGACCGGCCGCCCCGCCGCAACCGCGCGCGGGTCAACATCCCAGACCGATTCGCAGTAATGCTCCGTCTCAGGATGATTTGCTTCGTGCATGGCGATCGCTGCGGGGTCGTGGTTGATCGCGATGTCCACGCTGCGACCTGTTGCCATCTCGATGCCGGTGCTGGCGCCGCCACCGCCCGCGAAGTTGTCTACAATGATTTCCTGCATGTCTATCTCCTCTCCTAAAACAAGGTCAACTGCTTCCCGGCATGTTCTTCTGCTACTGGATTGATCCAGAGGACTTCAGTTCGGGATTGCCCCGTCTCTATGACCTGCTGCCGTTCCTCCCGCCTCCAATGTTTCAGCCTATCGTTGTAGAGTCGGCTATCGTATCCGCTCAAGAATACCGGTCCGGGATGACCGTCAAGCGCTTCGAGCAGCTGCGCGTGATCTGTCTCGTCCATTTCGTTCTGATAAATTGCTCCGTTTCTCGCGCCTAGCAGGTATGGCGGATCCGCATAGATCAGCACATCTTGTCGCTTGTAACGAGCGATTACCTCCAGCGCCGGACGGTTCTCGATCTGAACTTGCTTCAACCGTTCCGCAACTTCCGCGATCTTCTCAGGCAGTTCGTTCCACTGCTTAACTCGATAAGCATCATCTGCAGTTGCGCGGCACTTCCATCCGGATATCGATCCTGTCTTTACGCGTATGCTTTGCCAACAGCGGACAAGGAACATTCTGGCGCGTTCGAGTTCGGCCTCGCCCCCCCCCCTCGGGCGGCTGCAGGTATAGAATTCTCCCCGAGCCCATGGAGTCCACTTTATGCCGCGCGCCAATTCGCCTGGACGGTCCCGAATTACCTTGAACAGGTTGACCACATCGCCGTCAATGTCGTTGATCGTCTCGAGCGCAGACGGAGCCTTGTTGAAGAACACCGCGCCGGATCCGAAGAATGGTTCGAGGTACGTCGTATGCGGCGGCATATGGCTGATGATCCATTCGGCGAGCGACCACTTGCTGCCGGGGTAGTGTAATATCCGTGGTGCGTTCATGCTCTTTCTCCTTTCTTCGTCCCGACCGAATAATCTCAGCGAAGCGGTAGCCGTATATAGGCTCTATAGGGTCTGATATGGGGTAGGGGTTCGGCCCCCTCGCTTACGCGCTAATGGTCAATGTATGACCGACGGACTCCTTACCACAGTTGGGGCAGATATATGTGGCGTCGGCGTACACCGGATCGTTGATCGGCACCATCCATTCAGCGTCGTATTTACGGGCCGTTGCGTTGTGCCACGACTCGATATTGTGCGTCTTGAGGCATACGGGGCAGCTTACCTCGATCATGGATTATCCATCTCCCTTGCGACTATGTCGCTGTTATTGGGCTACCTCATCCTCGTTCAGCATCCATTCCCTGCGTTGCTGGCGTGGTGCTGTTGTCGGAGCCTTTTTGTTCCTGACAAGATACTTCCCGAGTTCCTGCAGTTGGCGGCCTATTGGGCAGACCTGGTTGCAATGGTACGAGATTTTAGCGTAATGCCCACGCCGGCCGTATGCCTCTTGCATCCGCTGTCTGGTTTCGCATGCTGCGCATGTGCCATCTTCGATGGCGCTGATTTGTGCGAGTACGTTCTTGCGATCACGTACGATCACGTAGCTTCACGCGCCTGTTCGGGTGGATTAAATATCTCCATCTCCGTCTCGTCTGTCGTGACGGTCGCCATGCCGTCCCACAGCTCGCGAATCTCAACCGCCTTGACGACGACCGCTGCCTTTTGCTTCGGCGTCAGCACGATGTCCATCGCTTCTTGATAGTGGCGCTCTGCGGCGGCGTACGCCCTTGTATGGAGAACATTCATGTGCGCCCAGAACTTATCTACCGACAGGCTCTTGAGCATCTGGAATGCTCTCCTGCGCTCATCGCGGTTCATGGCTTCCCACTCACCTTTCGTACCGGCAACGCGATCGGCTTGTTGACTAACTCTCCAAAACTGTCTCGAGGCTGCCGCATCGGTATCCGCCCTTGCCCGATCCTCTGCTTAAGCGACGGTCGCACGATTGTGCATTCGTTCATGCCGGCCAGTGATGCTGGTTGAACGACAACATCAGGCTCCCCAAGGTCTTCGCCGGACTCATATGCGTTCATTTGCTCCGGAGACAGACGCCATACTTTCATCTGAGTCATCGCTGGTAGACCTCCTTGATCTTGAAATGTGTCCGGCCGTACTTTCTGCGGTTCCTCCGCTTGATTTCAGCTGCGGCAGCTATTCGGTGCTCGATGTGTGCGCCGTCGTCGTGGTAGGCGATCTCGTATAATTGGGATGTTGATGCGAGTCTCCAGTTCATGCGGATTCCTCCCTAATCCATGCAAAAGTAACCTCGTCCGATCCGCTCGATATCATCCTCAGTGGCTCTCGTAACCAGGAACGCTTGTCCCTGGATGACGATGATCGTTTCTTCGTGCTCTCCGAGTTCGGTGAGCTGGTCTAAAATCGGAATGCTCAAGATGCAACCTCCTGAAGCTTAAATATTTCAAGTTCGATTCGCGGATTGGCGCGGTCGATCTCCCAGTCCATGATTCGCGGCAACGCGTACCGATCGTTTTCATAAATCCCTGCTGCTTCGAGACAATCAAGCAACAATTTCTGCCCGTTATGAGTATCGCGCTTCCGATTGTCTGGGAAGAAGAACCAAAGATTAACAACCACTTTGCCTTCCGGCGTCGACCACCGCGTTCTGTTCCGCCACGACTTCGCCAGTAGAACCGCTTCGTCGGCCCATGCTTGCGCTTCATCCGTAAGAACGCGATATTTACGGCCCTTAATCCACTTATCCTTGTACATATGGTTGACGCTCGGTGTCGTACCGGGTATGGTCAGCCTCACGCCCATTCCCTCCCGGATGTTCCCGTCGGCTTGTGTTGGCTGCTGAACGTCTGCTCGTCATGCCCGCGATCCAAGCTGACGAACTTGTTGAAGTTCTTCAGGAACACGAGCTCGACCGTGCCTACCGGACCGTTGCGCTGCTTCGCGATGATGATCTCGATGATGTTCTTCTTCTCGGTTTCCTTGTCGTAGTAATCGTCTCGGTACAGAAAAGCTACGATGTCGGCATCCTGCTCGATCGCACCCGACTCTCGAAGGTCTGACATCATCGGACGCTTGTCCTGCCGCTGTTCTACGCCGCGGGAGAGCTGCGACAATGCGATGACCGGCACTTCCAGTTCGCGCGCGATCTGCTTGAGCGTACGGGAGATCTGAGACACTTCTTCTTGCCGATTAGCACCGCGCCGGCCGCTTCCTTGAATCAGCTGCAGATAGTCGATCAAAATCATGCCCAAGCTCTTATCCTTCTTGAGTTTCCGACATTTCGATCGGATCTCGTTGACTGTGATTCCCGGTGTGTCATCGATGAAAATTTTCGCCTCGGATAAGGTTCCGACAGCGCCGCCCATCTTCTCCCAATCATCACCTTCGAAGAATCCAGTTCGCATGCGGCTAGCGTCAACATTCCCTTCCGACGAGATCATACGTTGAACGAGTTGGCCGGCAGACATCTCAAGACTGAAAATGGCAACGGTCTCATCCGTCTTAACAGCGACATTCTGAGCGACATTCAACGCGAATGCCGTCTTGCCCACTGACGGCCGTGCCGCGACGATGATTAAGTCGCTTCGCTGGAAGCCGGCAGTCATTCGATCTAAATCGCGATAACCTGTAGGAATGCCGGTGACGCCCCCGAAGGTGTTGCGGTTGTTGTACCGTTGCTCGGCCTGCTCCCACACCTCCATGAGCACATCCTTGATCTCTCGGAATTCCTTTGCTGGCGTTGCCTGATCGGAGAGCCGGGAAACGGCCGCTTCTGCCATCGATACGAAACCGTTGACGTCTTCCTGCCTCGCAGCTTGCCGAAGCATTTCGAGCGATGTTTCGATTGCCTGGCGCCGCAAGAACATATCGGCGACTCGGTCGGCGTAGAATCCGACGTTGGCCGTGGTGGGAACCGCGTTAGCCAGTTTCGTCATGTAGCTTACACCGCCGACGTCTTCAAGTTCCTTGCTGTCCTGCAACGCAGCTGTAATCGTCAGCAAGTCCAGCGGGTTGTCAACGTCCTGCACCTTAAGCATGGCCCTGTAGATCCGTGCATGGGACTTGTCGAAAAACTCGCCGCCCTGCAGCGTTTCCCGGACGGTTTCGATTGTCGCCGGTTCCGTCAAGATTGCTCCGAGTACTGCCTGCTCTGCCGCGATGTCGCATGGTGTTTCAATGCCCAAGAAGTCTTCCATGTTCATGCACTGTCACCTCGCAATTTCGCTTTCATGGTCTCCCAGTATCCGTCCGGAGGTGGCGCTGCATTTCGCTTCCAGAGTTCGATCTGAGCGGCAAAGGATTCGGCAGCTTCTTTGCTTCGCTGGCTGTCCGCTAGGTCGCCGAGACGGCCGCGGATGTCGGCGATCGTCGGTGGAAACCGCTCGGTCAATATGTGCTTCTCAACATTCTTCATCGCGTCTCCGAATGGAAAATCCTTAAGGTACTTGAAGTGCAAATCAATATTTTCGTCGCTATCATCGAAATTCGGGTAAGCCGTTTTGAGTTCGATGAAAAGCTCAATGACGTCAGCTCTGTCCACGCTCTCGTTCCTCCTTCGCCTTCCGCCTTAGATCATCTAGCCTCCGTTGTTTGCCAGTTCGTCGCTGTGCCTGGCCGATCGGCACGACTTCCGCCTCTGCCGGCGAGTTGTACGCGGCAATATCGCTCAGCAGTCGATTCCATGTCCCGATGATGACTTTCTCGCAGTAGGCAAACTGATTGATCTCGTCGGTCGGCCAGCGCTTTGTCAGTGCATGCCGAGCGAATGCAAGGTCGATCCCGAAGGTGATGTATTCCATCGGTATTGGCATCTTCGAGATTCTCTGGATCGGCACCCAATCGGCGCCAACAGGATGAATGCGATTCTTCCGAGCCATGTAATAGCGCTCGATTTCTGCGGCGCGGATTGAAATGGTCTGGTCGTCAAGATGTATTTGTCTCGTGGACAAGGAAGCCACGACGGTCGTAAGAACCCCGCATCTTTCTTCCGAGAATCGGACATCGTTCAATCCGTCTATCAATCTATCAATCAAGGTCTTTATAATATCTTTATTAGATGGCTCATTTTTGCACTGCTGATGGTTCATATTTGCACCATCACTATCTAACAGATGGTGCATTTTTGAGCTATCTCTCTGTTCAGATGGTGCAATTTCGAGCTGTCTCTGATTCGTGTACTTCTTGGAGTTTCTCACCTCGAATATCAGACCGTATGGAGCTCGTGTTACTCTGATATAATCGTGCTCTTCCAGGGTATCTACCCACCGTTTGATCGTTGATCTGTTTATATTGAACTGCTTGGATAAGTAATCGATTTTGACAGGCTTGCTCCCGAGGACAATTCCCCAAGTAATCCCATCCCGCTGGACTTCCTTGGTCGTGGAGCTGATGCACCAGAGGAAGAGCCAGATTGCCATACCGATATTCTCGTAATGCTTCGGCTCCAGTAGTCCTGAATATGTTGGGAAGGGGTAGCTTTCGGACATTCCCCTCATCCCCCTAATGCGTTCAGATTCTGTTGCAGATAAACCGTAGTGCCGCCAATCTCCCGTACTTGCCTCTTAAACCGGATTCCTTCCGGCGTTTCGTCCATCCAGATGTGGCAGCCGACGCAGGCATGGAAGAGGTCGTCGACCGCTGTCTTTCGCGGTATCGTTCGCCGGCCCTTCGTGTGCGCCCTCTGCGTCGCTCTGGCGCCGCTACAGCGCTTACGCACCTCGCAGACATATCCTGACCGATCCTTAAGCTCGCGGTCCACGCTCGGGCTAATCTCGCCCATCTGACGCTGCGTCGGCTTGGTTCGGCGTTGAAACAGTTGCTTCTCCTTCGGATAAGGATTGAAGTCGCCGATTGGCATGCTGTTCACCCTCTCACGCAGGAATGACTTTCACTTTGTCCGTGAACCGGTTCTTGATGTGCAATTCGCCTGACAGATTCTTAACGACATACCACTCGCTTGGCATCAAGCCAGCTGCGGCAATGGCTCTCATCTGTCGTCTGTTAGGTCTGCGATCGTGCTTCACGCTTTCTGCCCCCTCTCATCTTGTAGATAGATCGTTGGATACTGAGCGCGGACAACGCGCCATCCGGGATAGCAGAGGGCGAAGTATGCGATCACCTTCGCCCTGAACGCTTCTGGGTCCGTCTCTTTGAGCCGCCAGACGTGGTCGGCGATACCAGACCGGAGCAATGGCTGGCCGAACTCGTCCGGGAACTCAATGTCTGACAAGGGCTTCCCTCGTCGTTTCGGAGAGTTGGAACCGGCCGCCGATCGTCGCTCCTGCCGCTTCGTCCGGATCAATGCCGGCGTCAATTAGCGTCTGAACTGCTTGCATGTCGGCGACGTCCTTCATCTGCAATTCACGCAGCCGATCCTTCATCGTCCGCCTCCTCCGTATGCTTAAGTCGCGATGTATATTTCGGGTCGTACTCAACTTCAACGATGAATTCTGCGTCGCAAATGCAACAAGTTACTTCATGTTCAGAAGATCCGTGCATGTCATCTGATGAATTCTCAGAGCCGCATACAGGGCAGATAACCTCGTTCGTTCGCCAACAGTCATCTTCCGAATGGCCGCGCGCTTGCGCAGCCGACAGTGCCTCAGACTTTCGTTCTGCTCGTTCTGCTTCTCTGCATGGATTGCATTGCCATCCAGCGATGAGCCCCCATGGAACCTCTTTCAACTCGCTTCTATGAATTCCGCACGTCTCGCAGCGATCGTGTTCATAACAAGTAATGTAGGAGTGCTTATCGAAGATTCCTAGGCACTTTTGACACCCACATACCCAGTACCAACCATCCTCAAAACGTTCCGCGTACAGCCCGCGCATGGGAGGATCTAGTTTAACTTCCGGTAATCCATTCCGATAAAACAAATCATTCCAAATGTTCGTGTTTCCCGACCTAGTTCGTTGCGTCCACTCGCTCGGGATTTCCGGAATGAGTATCTTCATATCCTGCAACTTCTGGCACATTGGCGACCCTCCTTTCATCTACCGGCGACGTATACCGGCTTCCCTGTGATAGATTGGATCTCGCGTTTGAACAGTGCTTCATCGCTGTTGCTGTCCGAAAGGTGCAACAAGTAAATCTCCTGTAGTTGCGATAGATCATTCGCCCGGAGGAAGTCCTTAACGTTCTCAAGGCTGAAATGTGACCGGAGCAGCCGGGGCCGCATCGCGGGATGGACGCGCCCGGCGGCGATGTTCTCGTCGAGGATCCGCAGCGAGTAGTTGCACTCGACCATCAGATGAGTGATTCCGCTGAACGTGTACCGGCAGTAGTATGTGTCGGTCAAGAACGCCAGTTTGTCACCGTCATGGTTAGTCATCAGGAAGCCGATGGGCTCGTCCACGTCGTGCTCCACATCGAACGGCATCACTGTCCACGAACCAACCGTAAATTGCTCCTTGGAGCGCACAGGCCGCGCGCGGTGTCCGCTGATCTTCAAGGAGTCAAATGTACCCTGCGAAGCGTAGACGGTCACGCCGGCTTTCATGAGGTCCTTGGCTGATTTGCTATGGTCTCCGTGTTCGTGGCTGATAAGGCAGCCCGCAAGGCGGGAGACGCGAAAGTCCAACGCCTTGCGGATGTCTGCGAAGCGGAGGCCGGCTTCTAGCAGAAGTTCTGACCGACCGTCTGATATCCAATAGCAGTTGCCGGCCGAGCTGCTTCCGAACGATTTAATAGTGATCATCAGAAGTCTGGAGTTGCGCCGACACCAGCGGCGTATGCTTCAGCGGCTGCCATTTCTTGATCGAACAGGTCGCCTTGCGCGGGATCTTCCTGTTTACCTTCCTCTCGAGTAGCTTCGCCGCCAACCGGTGTTTCGGTTATCGAATTCGGAACCGCTTCCGTCGTCTCATTCGTTACTTTTGCCTCCACGTCAATCGGCTCGCTATTCGCATTCTCACTGATCTCCCGCTGGACCGACGAATACGTCTCATCCGCCACGTTGTTGTGCAAAATCTCGACGAACGCGCTGCCGAAGTCCTTCGGGATCTTCTTGACGATGTTGTTCCGCATCTTGCGGATCAGCATTTGCTCGCGACTGTGGAACTCAGACCACGCCGGGCTGATGTATTGCTGCAGTTCAGGGTCGTCCAGGGCACCGAGTCCGGCTTCCTTAGCTTTCTTCAGGATTTCTGCCTTCTTAGCGGCGATCTGCTTTTTCTGCTCCGACGTAGCTTTGAAGCGGTCCGCGCATACCCCGAACGTTTCATTCATCATGTTGTTATTCATGTGGGCGATCAGGTTTTTAACCACATCGTCTCTCTCGCCGATGAAATACTGAATACTGTTGTCGTTGAAGATGATAGGATAGACGATCCGAACGACTTCGCCTTGCCCTGTCGGCCGCCACACTGGTGGCGTCATTTCGAGCCCATTAAAACCGGGGTATTCGAAGTGGTCCTTCTCGCGAACAAGCCAATAAGGACGGACTTGCTTGACGTTTCGACCAAACCGATTGAGAATGGCGTCGTTCCCGTCCCCTTCGATGCCCATCTCAATCTGTTTACGCCAGTTGTCCGGGTCGCTTGGTTTTGCTTTCACGTTGACGTTGCGAATCTGAAAGAACACTTCCCGTGGGCTTGCCGCAGCGTTCAATTTTAGCGCTGCAACATTCATAAGGACTTGAGTGATATTGTTCTTGTCGAGCTTCTCGTCGTTCCAAGAAATCGCCTTGGAATCAAGCACTGAATTGATTACCGAGATAGCGTTAACAACACACTGCCGGGCGTAAGGGTCCAAATGGACCCCATTTCCGTTAAGCTGCCGCTCGATCATCGGCGCGTAGATGTCTGTTACTTTGACAAGGGCCGTGGAGAATTCATTCATCTTATACCGCCTCCTTCATTTCTTCTCCGATCGTCTCGACGCGGAGTTGCTTGTCCAGCGCGCTGACGACCAGGCAAACCTTTTGTCCGACCGTATCGATCAGTTCCACGACCGACTCGGCATTGTCCACGAAGATCGGTACGGATACTTCGAAGTGCTCCGACAGCGTGTTGATGATGTCGAGACCGGCATTAATCCGTGCGGCGTTGTTCAGGCCGGCGCCATACGGAACGCCTTTGTACGTCGCTTCACAGCATTCTTCCAAGCCGCCGTTGACCTGCTCCTTGAAGAGTTTGAACCGAACCAACTGGAACCGGCTGTTGATACGGGATTCGAGCATGGCAACCTTGGCCCGGGTGAATTCTTCCGTCAGGTAAAGCTCGTGCTCCAGCCTTTCGAATTCTTCGGCAAGTTCCTTCTCCCGCTGCTCGTATTCGGCGATGCGCTTGCGGGTCGATTCAGCAAGTTCGAACTTGGCTAGATCCTGCCGGTAGCCGGCGATCGCGGCGTTCAGTTCGTCCAGTTCGCTACGTACCACGGCAACGGCGTCATATGCCGACTCTTGCAAGCTAACGATTTCCTGGCGAACCGAGGCGAGTTCCTCACGCTTCTGGATGTATGCTGGATGCGATTCGACGTCGGCCACGTTGGATTGGAGTGTCGCGAGTTCCTTAGCAGCGAACTCTGCATCAGAATATTTCTCTCTGCATGTCACGCTTAGCTTTTGGACAAGATCAGAAGCTTCGATATTCTCCGCTTCCAACCGTGTGGATTCAAGCGTCGCCGCCCTACCGCGTCTGGAGATCGATTCGAGTGCCTCGGCCTTCGCGCGGTTGAACTCCGCCAGCGCCTTGCTATGGGCTGCGGCGACTTGTTCAGCAGGTAGGGCTTGTCCGCAGTAAGGGCAATTCTCATCATGGGTGTGCCCGTGGAACTGCTCATCATTGCGGGCCTTCCATTGCGACCGGAGCCGATCCGCTTCGCCGCGTCGTTCGGAGATTGCCTGCTCGCGGCTCTTGATGCGCCGTTCAAGTGTCTCGATCTCGAAGCGAATGTCGTCTGCTTCTTGCCGCAGGCGAGACTCCTCGCGACGCTTGGCCGCAACTCGCTCCAACGTATCGCCTTGAAGTTCGTTCTTGAGCTGCTGCAACTCGCCTTCGATCTCACGCAGTCGACGTTCCTTGACGGCTACTTCGCCGCCGGATTGGATCCGGGAGATTTCCGCTCGCTTCTCGTCCTGCTGACTCGTCAGTTCAGCGATGCGAGTCTCAATCCATTGCTTGTCCAAACCGTCGGTCTCCGGCATGCTTCTGGAGGCTTCATCGATTCGGATCGGCAGCTTCTGCAGTTCTTCGTTGATCTCTTTGCGGCGGGCCGCGATCACCGCCTTGTGTTTATCGATCGTGCGGCCTTGCAGGATGGTCGGCAGAGCCGCCAAGGACTTGTTTCCGGCCATCACATCGTCATCCGTGATGTCGCCGCATACATCGAGCAACGTCTTGCGGCGCTTCCGCCAGTCGAGTTGTTCGCTGAAATAGGTGGGGTTCGTGAGGAGTTTGAAGTATTCTTCGTCGACGAGAGCGGCCACCTCGTCCTCATATTCCGATTTCTTGACCGGCACACCGTCAACGAAGTAATCTGTCGTGTGACCGCTGAATTCGAGCGTTGCCGCGCCGCGCTTGCGGGTGTAAACTTCGCGGTAGACTCTCCGGAGCGTCCGGCGCATGCCTCCGACCAGGAACGACCCCTCGACCTCGTGTTCGAGGTTGTGCAGTTCCTTGCCAAACTCGTCCAGCGTCTTAATACCGAAGTCCGTCTTGTTCTGCGTGTCCTTACCGAACAGCAACCACGTAAAGCCGTCAGCGAGTGTCGTCTTACCGGCTTCATTCGTGCCGTAGATGCGGACCTCTTTGCCCTCCGCATTAAGGGTGAAGTTGCGGGCTCCCTTGAAGTTGAGCAAGGTGAGCCGAAGCAATTGAATGCGCTTCATACTCTTTCCTCCGTTCATGTGTTTTGATTAAGCGTTCATCCACCATCAGGCGGAAGCGAAACATTTCTCTCTCAGGCATTTCATGTGGAAAATGGCAGTGCATACCGTTCTGGAGCGTCTCGAGGATCGCCCGTTCGCGATCGACACCCTTGAAGCAAATCCGTGCGACTACCATTGTGGCTGCGGCCTTATCTGAATCAGTCCTTATCCACTGGAAGCCCATTAGATCGTCCATTCCCCAGTGCCGGCTTTAACGATCCGGGCGCCGTTTTCGCGAACGAAGTGGTCCTCGCAGCAGAACAGTTGGTCGCCTTGCTGGATGACCCTTTCGGTGAAGTGAATCGGACGGCCACAGAAGATATATGCGCAAGTTCCAACCGTGTCCAGCGCGCGAGTTTCGGCCGCGGAACTCGAATTTTGCTGAATTACCTGAACACCCATTCCCGTTTTGCTCCCTTCGTGTTAGAATAGAAGCATCAATGTTTTACCGAGGCCCCTCTGCAAAGGGGTCTTTTTCATGCACGCTTCCACCGTTTCGCGGACAAATGAGCCGCATACGATAATGCCGAAATCTTCTCGCCTTCTGTTAGCGCCATCCACGCTCGTCCAGTCGTTCGCATGTCTATCACCTCTCTCCGTTCTTGATTTGCATCTCGTGCTTGAGAATCAGCCTCTCGCGGTCAAGACCAAACTCCTCTTCGATGACCCCGAGCATTACGACGCCTTTCTCGACCACATCGCGGATCTCGTGATAGACCTGCTCGGCGATCTCTTTGCGTTTGTTCGGATCAATATGCCTTGCCAAGACGAGCCCCCCCAAAGATGCCATTAATTCCTCGGCTTCCTTCAGCAACACGTCCTTCAGCGCTGCTGGATGCAGGTCGAGGTTAGGCAGATCGTGCAGGATGTTGCTGATATACCCGCCGGTCCGTTCGTCCATAATCTCGAGCGCGATCCGCCAATTCTTTCGAGCCAGAACTTGATCCAACTCTGGAGTTGCTCTTCGAGCATCTCTTTCGACCCGACTGAGCTGAGTGCGATCAAGATGTAACTCTGCTGCAAATTCCTCCTGCGTCTTACGGCTGGAGACCCTGACTTTCCGAATAACATCTCCTACTGACACTTCTCTCACCTCCTTCCAGTACGGTTCTGCGCGAAATTGGCACAAACTCAGGCATCTTCGAGCGGATTTGGCACGAAAGTGATCTATGCTTGTGCACTCGCTTGGGGTTACGATTTAATCGTACCCAGCACCCCACACCCTGCTTTGGCTCACCTTCGGGTGGGCTATCTTTTTACTCCCACGGTTCTCGATCGATCAGGTCGTCAGCAAGATCGAAGTAATCAATCGTTGGGCGTCGACGCTTCAGATCAATCGCTTGCAATGCAACGAGGTAAAGTTCTTTGTCCAGATCCATCACCATGCTCATGTCGCATTTGTAGCTGTTCCAGAGGCTCAAGCCGAGTTCTAGAAGCTCGCGGGATTGACTGGTGAGCGGCGCGGTGTCACCGGTGGTTAATCCACGGTCGCGACGAGCGATGAAGTCATCCGGATCTTCCAGGTAATCGAAGTACCAATCGAATGGACCATGTTTCTGGCGGAAAGCATTGAAGCATTTGAAGATTGAAGGATGTGCAGCTATGTAACATGCAGCTCGATAATCTGCTTCACGATCGACTTGCGGAAACTTCACTTTCAGCTTCCCGAAGTTCTGCTCGTGCTGCTTGCTCGCGAAGTGAATGCGCGGCATTTCTTCAACTCGCTTTCGAAAATGGAATTAAGCAACACCGCCGGATTCAGCGTTTTCTTGCTCTTTAGTAGGCTCCTCATCTTCCCGTCGTTTTGGCGCTACAAGCACCGCCTGGAGGGCCTTAAGCATCCGATCGCGGTCAGGCTCATAAGTTGGGTTGTAAGTGAATCCCTTGGGATCTGGTGTGCTCACGGTGTTCGCCTCCTTATGCGGTGTTAACATTGCGCGATTCGCTTAGTTTTTGGCGAAAAAAATATTCTGGTTTCTCGCCTAACGCTTCAGCAACCGGAATGATATCCTCAAGGTACATTCGGCGTCGGCCTTTTGCGATATCGTTATACCAAGAAACTGAGCGATTACAGTGCTTTGCAATATGAGTCTTCGTGACACCCTTCTTCACCCGAATTTCTTCAATACGATTGATAATTGGATTCATATCTTCACCTCCCAACTAAGCGTTACGCTTAACTTTAATTTGATTATAATTTGCGCGTTTCGCTTAGTCAATAACAAATTGCGCTTTTCGCGTAAAAACTTATTCAGAACGCTTAGTATTGGTATTATTAAGGTGTTATGGATTGGAGGTGTTGTGCATTGACGCTTGGAGAGAGATTAAAAGCTGCCAGAGAGAAGAAACGATATACACAAATAGAGGTAGCGAAGAAATTAGGGATTTCAAACGGAGCTATTTCTGGTTACGAAAGAGACTACCGAGATCCAGACACGGAGACGCTTCTTAAGCTGGCGGAATTATACGATGTTTCACCTAATTGGCTATTGAATAGGTCTGAAAAAAAAGAGGACGCCGTGGTCCTCCCAAAAAGTATTTATGATGAGATAATTAAGGAAGCTGAAAATCGATACGGCGTCACTCTTCGCGACGATCCCTTTGTTGTAGATACGATAAAACAGTTAGTTGATAATTATGCGAAGACAAAACGGAATCAGTAATCAAGTTAATTTCATTGATAAAGTCATTTGGGCTTGTACCAATGTTTTTCTGATCAAGGAGTTTTTCGATTTTTGAATATAATTCTTCCACATTGAGCACCGCCTCATTATGTATTTTAAAGGAGTTGATTTATTACAATCTGATTGTCGGAGTCTCTGTTCTCTTATTCTAATACGAACAATCGTTCGCAAACAAGCGAACACTATCAAAATAATTCCATAGGAGTAGCGCGATGCGGTATGAGCCGGGTCGTTGCCTCCTTCATCATTGGTACAACGCTACCGGTATCAGTCAACGCGATGTCCACATAATCACCGGTATCTCTGAAAGCCAACTCTCCCAATATGCGAACGATTACAAAAAAATGGGAAGCGCAACAAGGTACACTGTCGCAAAAGCCTTGAAACTTCCGAATTCCGACATGCTGTACGAATGGCTTTATTTTGATGAATGAGGCACGGAGGAGAAATGCCTCCCGACCCTGCTCGAAACTTTACCTTTTGGTAAAGTCAAAGGCTCGTATCATCGTTAAAATTGATTATATATGGTTTTGCTGGCTTTATGTGTCGATCATTGTCGAATAATTCTCACAACATAAGGGGGTCAAAATGCACAAAAACCTTATTTAATACGACTTCTACGGGATACAGATAACTCGCAGGAATCGACAAATTCGATTTTAATCTCTGTTCTGCTGCATTTTCGAGCCTTGATTCTGTTCCGGTTAACGATCGTCGACTTCTCCATTCGGATAAATCCATGCGGCTTTAATGCTTGGGACAAGTCCTTAAGCGTCAGCACTGGAATGAAGTCGCCGCCGGAAGTATGGTAAACCGGGATCTGCTCGGCTGACTTGCTCGGACGATAGAGGTTGATGTAATTAACATCATCTAAGTCAATCCATTTGAAGTCCGAGTTATCACCAGTCCTACCACTCACTTTCAGTCCGAGTATTTGCAATCTCATTCCCCACTATCTACTCTTGATGTCAAGATAATGATAGATGGAATTGAAGTGTGTGGCACCAAACAATATCTTACAGCCAATCCCCGAGCCGATCGGGATTTATTCGGAGGATATCATGGATTGGTTTCTTAATGACTACCATCGCACAGAACAATACATGCTTGAACGATGCATTGAACATCAAGATAATCCATATCAACTTCACTTTGATTTCAATAAGCTCATAAAGCTATATTATAAATTCAAATCTGAGCATCCTGATGCCATTCAGAAACTAATTACAGTTTGCGAAAAGGATATACAGAGCATAGAATCGTTTATCTTTGCCTACAGGAAGGAACACCCGCATTATCCCTTTCTTCCATTAATTCCATCCTTCAAATGTCTTTCAATTGTTTATGAAAAATCAGGGCTGTTTTCTGATGCAATTAAAGTTTGCGAAAAGGCAATAGCACTTAATCTCGATGATGGAACTAAAGGTGGATATCCGATACGGCTTGAGAAATTACGAAACAGATTAGCGAAAACAAATATGCTAAAGGGATGATTATTTTGAAAAAATGTCCTTATTGCGCAGAAGAGATTCAAGACGAAGCTATCAAATGCAAGCACTGCGGCAGCGATCTTATTAGCAAGAAGCCCGCCCCTGTTCAAACAGATGTCGGTCATATGATTAAACGAAATCAGCAAATGGCTCGATGGGTTATTTTATATCCCATCACTGCTTTAGTATTGGTCATTTGCATCTATATTTTATCGAGGTGATACCATGCTCTTCCGTATCCAAGTAGAACGCGGCCCAATGACCAAGATCGTCATCTTCCGACCGGACGAAGCCCGCCTGCCGGACAGCCAGAAAACATACTTCACCGAGGTATCCATGGGGTTTCTCGAAAACGACCGGACGGACTTCCTCGAACCGAATGACCTCTTTGTAGAGGGTAACCTCGTAGGTGTCGATCGGAACCGCCTAGAAGCTCGCCTTGGGCATTCTGATTTGGACAAGCTCATTATGCCGGCTGAGATGTTCAGGCGGTTCCTTGAGCAGCACAAGAAGGATAACGAAGAATAAGCCCTCCACCGGGCTTTTCTTTACCAAACATTACCGAACATATATTCGCAAGGAGGTACACTCTTATGGTTGTAGTTGCGAAAGAAGTCGATAAATTCATCAATGCCGTACAGGGTGTCCACATGTACGTCCGCGTTTCGTCAGAGGACCAGCAGGACCGTGAAACGATCGAGAACCAGATTGAATTCGGCGAGAAATATTGCGATCTCCATAAATTAGACATCGTCGACTGGTACAAAGACGATGGTATTTCAGGCACAATCCCTCTCGAACAGCGACCTGATGGAAAACGTCTTATAGAAGACGCTAAGGCCGGTAAAGTGAAAATGGTACTGATCTACAACATGAAGCGTCTTGGCCGCAAGGCTCGTGTAACCCTCGACGCTGTCTACCAACTTGAGCAGTACGGCGTTAAGGTTAAGAGTATGACCGAGCCGTTCGACACAAGTGATCCGGTTGGCCGCTTTATCATTACTGTCCTCGCCGGACAAGCTGAGTTAGACCGCGATACAATGCTTGATACGATGTGGCATGGCGCAAATCGCGCAGCTCGCAAAGGTAAATGGTTGGGTGGTATTGTTCCCTATGGTTATCGTAAAGACGATGAGGGCTATCTCGAAATATCCGAGGAACCTATCCCTACCAAACCCGAATTGTCCGAAGCTGGAGTCGTCAGGTTGATGTTCGAACTGCTTGTTGAGCGCCAGTGGTCAACGATTCAAATTGCGGACTACTTTAACGACCTTAAAATACCGCCATCTTATGTGCGCGATGGTCGAAGGGTAAAAAAAGGAGTTCGCAAAGTGAAGACTGCAGGCGTATGGAGCCCAGGTCGTATCAACAACATGATTAGGAGTACAACCTACAAGGGCCTTCACATATACGGAAAAAGAGCAACAAGGGAAAGAGAATTGATTGAACGCGAAGTGCCGGCCATTATTTCCGAAGAGAGGTGGGAGGCAGCGCAAACCGAACTAAAATCCCATCAAATTGAGTCAAATCGAAATTACTCGAGGCTATACTTACTTCGTGGGATCATCAAGTGCGGAACATGCGGTATAACTTATGTTGGATCAATGTTCAATGGTAAGGACAAGAGGCCAACAGCCTATTATATTTGCGGAGGAAAGAATCCATATAGAGGGCCTTTACAAGGAAAATGCAACTCGCGTAATATCCCAGCGGAGTGGATCGAGGAAAAAGTTTGGGAAGAGTGCCTCACTTTCATTCGTAATCCAGGTGAACTCATAAAAGAATTGTCCGGGAATATGCAGGATCGAAAGTCCATAAAGGAGTCGCTTGAGCGAGAAATCCAGATGTTAAGAACGTCGATTACCGATAAAGATACAGAGAGACAAGAAATTATTTCTCTATTCCGGAAGAAGGTTATTACAGCAGCTGACGTCGAGCAGCAACTGCAGGATATGATGACCGAACGCTCTAACCTTGAAAAGAGAGTTCGGGAACTTGAGGAACAGATTAAAGATGAGGATGGACTTGTTCAGCAATTCGATACGGCTGAGATTATGCTCCGAGAGATCCGAAGCAAAATAGATAACGACTTAACTCCAGAACTCAAGCGTGAGGTCATCAGAGCTTTAGTTAAGCAGATCATTGTGAGAACCGAACATCCACCTGAAAATGACGGCCCAGGTGGTGGTATAAGAATCCCGCGGCCGCCCGTCACTGTCGATGTCCACTATTCTTTCGAATCTCCAAGGAGGTTTCACGAACCGCTGTCCTTGCGGGTATTACGGAGCCGAGACCGAGGATCGTCCTTGCACGTGCTCCTCCTTAGCGGTCTCGCGTTACCGCGCCCGCATGTCGGGGCCGCTCGCCGACCGGATCGATCTGCAGGTGGAGATGCCCCGGCAGTCGGCGCCGGGCTCTGCCGGCAGCGGCATGAGCTCGGCCGAAGCTAA